GATGTCAGATCTCTGCTCATGCCTCGATAGCTCGAATAGTGAATCCAGTAAAAAGCTTCCGTTCGTTAAATGACCATGTATGGACATTATCGCGCGACCGCCAAGTGCTCGGAATAGTGCCTAGCGTATGCCCCTGCATATAGTTAATCGTAGTAAAAGCTGTTATGTCCAAGGTGAAGGTACCGTACCGCCCGTGAAGATCAGCAAAGAATGCGATCCAAGTATCCACTGCTGTATCGTCATGTTTAAGTGGTGGAATCGTAGCGTCCCAGCTTATTTTACCGCTGCCAGTATATTCGAAAACCTGTTCGTCGCCAGTAAAGGGAGATACGCTCGCAGGCGTATTATAGGATTCGCTAACGGAAAACGAATTAAACTTCGGTATAGTAGGAAATGTTAACGGATAAGATGGCATTACGCAAAGGATCCTCGATGTTTAAGTTCACGATTTCTAGCAATAGCCAAGTCGACCGAAACGGTAACCGAATCAGCTATCATTGACTGTATTTCGTCATTGCCTCCAGATATATCGAAGTAATTATTAACAACGACAGGGCCTCCGCCCAGTTTATTGTTTGGTGTTATACGACCAGCTACGTTCGGTGAAAACAATTCTGGCCCACGTTCACCGACCATGTATGATTTTCCAGAACTTACAGATCCGCCCATGGCTTTAGGGCCACCAAATATGCCTCGAATTGCCCCAAACAAGCCGCCACCTTCGCCAAATCCCGGCAGTAGGCCACCGATAATCGACGTTAGGTCGTTTTGAACGAGTTGTTTAATGACATTATCAAGTACGTTGCCTAGTTTTTCGCCCTGCACAATGCCTCGCGATAGCGAACTAGCTATTAAGTCGCCAGTTTTATTCGCTGCGGAACCTAGTTCGCCCATTCCGTCCTCAGCTCCCTCGATCGCTGCTGCCATAGGCGCAAAGATGCTCGTAGTTTCTTCTAACTTTGCAATGAATTCCTTGAATGGCTGGATCAGTTGTTCTTGCACGAATGTCTCACCGTCTATTGGTTTGGCTTCTAAGAACGTTTTCATACCCTTTTGGATCGCTTTAACGCCTTCGTTTTGCAAATAGGATTCTGTTTCTTCGACGCCTTTTTTAATTTCATCACGTAAATTTTGAAATGGTGCAATCAGTGGTGTAAATTCGACGAAGGGCAGTTTATTGATTTTTTCGATCAAAAAATTAATCCTTTCGACCATTCCAGCGACTAGTTTGTCCATTACGTTTAGCACTTTACGAATCATCGAACTAGCTAATGCAGCCATCAATTGAAACGCACCACCGACCATTTGAATTATGCCGACAATTCGCATAAGATTGGCGCCGAGTCCATCTATGACCTTTACTATGACTGTATGCGCGACTCGTTTTTCAAATTCCATAAAAGCCCCAGTAACGTTTTTAAATTTTATAAAAATGCGAATGGAAGCGTTTATTATGGCAGTCATTGCAGGTGCTATGTACGCAGTAAACTCGTTCCGAATACCAGTCAGCAAAATTTTCATGCCAAGCCAGCTGTCGTTCATTTTTTCGACTTTTTCAAGTTGTGTTCGTGTAAGATAATAGTTGAAGTCTATCAACGTCCCGTTAATCGCATCCAGTTCCTCTTTTGTAAGAGCAAGTGTATTTACAAGTGCCACACCTTCTGAATCGAATAAACGCATAGCCAAGCGTACACGATCAGCATCTGATCCAAGGTTCCTGAAAGCATCAGCAATGACAGCCATTTTTTCTGCTAATGGCATTTTGTTCAGTTCCTTGGCATCAAGATTCAATTCCTTCAATGCCTTGACTGCCTCGCCTGTTCCCATAGCAGCTTCTGAAACACGGCGAACTAGCCTTTGCATCGCCATATTCAACGTTTTAATTTCGATGCCTGTTATTTGAGCAGCTACTTGAAGCTGTTGTAGATCCTTTACAGCAACACCTAATTTGGAACTGGTCTTAGCTAAGTTGTCTAAATCTTTGGCAGCATCTGCAAAAACACGTCCAAGTTGGCGAAAGATCATCAAGCTAGCAGCAACGACAGCAAGCTTCTTAAGGTTTTTGACGCTTCCCATTACGCCGCTGTCCATCACGGCCAGCTTGCCTTTTGTTTTTTGTGCTGCTCCTCCGAAGCCTTCTACGTTCCTTCTAGCACGTTTTATGGGTTCGTTGAATTTGGCAACGCCAGCTTCAAAGTCTAAGAAGATTTTTCCTATTTTAGCCATGTGTAGACTCTCCGTTGTATTCGTGTTTCAAGAAATCAATGAGACCTTTGGGATCAGCTTTCGGTTCTTCGTGTCCGTTGATTTTCATGTACATGTTAAAGCATTCGATAAATTCGAAACGACTTGCTTTCCAGTATTCGTCTCGTGCCCAGCCAAGTGCGACGACCGAGAAAGCCCATTCATCAAGAGCGGACTTATCCCAGTCGTCGCTTACTGGTTTTTTGTTAGCCACGGAACTCCAGCAAAGATTTGTTCTACGACCTTAACGATATTTTCTAGATCATCGAAACCGTTTATGATTTCATCGATTGAATAGTTTTTTTCACAGAGGTTGGACTGAATTAGCAAAGCGAAAGAATCAATTTTGTCTAGCACCTGATCTAGTTCGTTGCCGCCTTCTGTGTCTACGTCTTGGAGGGCAGATAAACTGCCTCCAGCCTTACGGTATCGCCGCAAAGCTGCATTTGATGCGAAAACCTCGGCATCGCCGAAGTTGAATTGGATAGTTATTCTATGTTCGTCCATGGCTAAATTTTGATAGATTAACTTACTGTATCAGCACCTGTTTTGCGAACAGTAAAGCTCGCTGTAACAGCACCGCTATGGGATATTGATCGCGACAATGGTCCAACATAGCCGTCGAATACAACTCCGTCGATTGTAATGCCAGTATCTGTGTACTCAAGTTGCCATTTGACTAGCGCCGCGTTGTTTTTAGCGATATAGTCGTGAGCTGTACTGTCTGGGTCGTGAATGAGATTAACAGTCACGGTGCCAGGACGTTTAACCGTTGGGACAACTTCTTCGGTGTCATTAGCGGAATCGTGCGTAGTGACGTCCTCGAAGTCTGTGTCTCCACCGTCGAGATCGATGTCAACGATCTGGTCGATGGCGTTGTAAGTGTCTCCACCGTCAGTTGAGTAACTGAACGTGAAGTCTTTTCCTGCGTATTTTGCCATTGTATTTTTTTATGTTTAAGATTAAGAATTCCTCCAGAGGATTTCTAGTGATATGGAATGACGAAAAGTTTCGTTCTCGTCGTTAAAAAAATCTTGTGAGCCTTGCCATTCGATATACCCAAAGCGTGTTGTGCCCTGCGAAAAATTGCCACTGCTCAAAATCGCACGCAGACGATCCTTTATTGCTTTGCCCTCGCTAAAAGTTTTCGTAAATACATCCAGCTGCAAGATATCTTGGTAAAGAGAGCTCGCAGCAGTATCCTGATCATGAGTATCCGTAGTCGATTCATTGATTGTTGCGTACGTTATAAATGGCATTGATGTTCCAGCACGAGCGACATGGGGAAACATTTTAATGCCTCCGTTTATCGTTCCGACCGTACTAGCTAAAGTTGAGTCTGCTTGTAGATAAGCTCTTAAGTCACTAAGCATTTTTCTTTTCGACTAGTCGTTTGAATTTCTTGTACATGTCATCGCCGAGACGTTTGACAAATTTGGCACCGCCTTCACGAGCCATCGCAGGTCGTAAAAAAGGTGTTCGACGAACTTGGCCAATTACTGGCCCGTCCGCCCGATTTTTAACCTCATGCCCGAATTCGACTAAATGGGCATAGTTTGCTGGTTTCTTCTTTTTACCAAGGCTAATTGATCCGGTTCCAGATTCGTCAATATTGTTACCGAAGCTGCGATAAGAACTGTCGTCAGGGCCGATACGAACATTCCTGTTGCCTGTTCGTTTATTGATTTTAGTATTCATAGCAAGGGAGCTCCTAAGATGACCCTCGTCCACTGGGACTTTGGATTTAGCAATAGCAAGAACAGGCTTTGCGGCCTTTTTCATGCTCGCTGCCAATTTACGATCAGTTTCCTTTTTGTTGGAAAGTGCGCTCATTTTTTTTACGACCTCAGCAACTCCGCGAATATCGAGGTCGAATTTCATGTTATTTTTGGCCATGATCTTTGTTCTGTATTTGTTTTTTGCGAATGCGTATGCCGAGAATCAAATGGTAACTTGCCAGACATCCCGAACAGATCGAAACAACGGCTCCGAGGACCGTCAGAACTTCGCTCACGCTTGTGATCGATGCGAATGATCCAATGAGTCCTAGCACTGCCGAATATACCGATCTGATGAAATGCGTTTCCATGTCATTTAACTTGAGAGCTGCCGAAATAGAATCCAAGGATGGCGAGCATTCCCTGCCGAACTTCCGGAAGTAAAACAAAGCCCTCTAGATGTTTCCAGCCATTGAGGCCAATCCCTAGAAAGCTGAGAATGCCGCCCTTCGCCTTTTCGACCGTCACCGGAATATCGAAGAAGGCCATGACAAACGGCGCGAAGATCATCGAGAATAGAATGCAAATAGCGATCAACCGACGAATCCAAGCACCGCCAGAGCCGTCGCGTTTGGCTGCCCGATCTGCTGAGTCGTCGGCAATCTTCTGGCGATTGATCATATTGTCTATCGCGTTTGCCTGTATAGACATTTGAGCCGAGATGAGCTTCATCACAAACCCCGTCACGCCGCCGCCTAGCATTGCTATTAATTCGCTGCTCATTGTTCATGACCTCGATATGACAATCCGCCCTAGGCTGTCTCTATATGTTCTAATCCTGACCTCTCGTTTTGATGAATCACCGTTCAGTGAATCACCGTTAGGTGAAGACCTAAAGCTCACCTCTTTGCTCTTAATTGCTGCACCTTTTAGGCTAGTGGGAGCTGCTGGAGGATAAGTCTTAATGCTGACGATGTTAGTCCAGTCCGATTCGCCGAATTGATTCCAAGCTCTAACTTTGTATGCAAGCGTCGTTCCAATTGGGATGACGCCATCCGTAAACGTAGCATCGTCAGCGTTTGTTGCTGCAATAAGTAACCACTCGCCGCCATTTTGCTGCCGCCAAATCTCAAAGCCATCCTCGTTGTCGGAGTTGTCTTGCCATGTAAGCGTTAGATCGGCTCCAAAAAGAGTCGTCGTTGCAAACATTATGGTTGATAAGAGTGTTCTCATATTATTAAACGGCGTCGACCGCAACGTGAATACAACAATTGCCTGCACCATCAGTGCCTCCCCATCCGGTGGCAGTATCTGTGCCATTTGTAGCTCCCGCACCAAAGTCAGCCCACGCGACTGCTGTGCCTGACCTGTTGCCCCATTCGTCAAATAGTTCGGTGTAGGCAGAATTAGTCCACGTTGTATCATTAGTGTTGGTGCTACCTGCTGCTGTACCGTGTACTGCAAAAACCAGTCCGCCCGCTGATTGAGTTACAGATGGAATTACGTTACCCAGTCTGGTTGCAAAGGATAGTGTTGAAGTATCAGCACCAACTATTTCAATGACGCCTGCCGTCATGTACTCATAGTTTGAGCAACTAATTGTTACAGTGGTCTCGCTAGCTCCTGCGGTTTTGTAGTAAACATTTGTATCAGGTCTCCAGTTGTGCGAGCCGTTGTCTTGATGGCATAGAAATGTCCAGCCACTAGGGGTGTTTGTACTGCTAATTGAGCGATGAGTCCAACACAAAAACATTACCGCTCCTTCAGTAGCACTTGAAATATCTATTGTACGGCTTTGCTGACCACTGCTTGTGGCACCAATTGAGTTTACTAGCGTTGGTGTTAAACCGCTTGCCGCAGCAGCATCCTTTAACGCCACTGCTGCCATAGAATTGCCAGTTGTTATACTAGGCGTGACGGTTCTGGTTTTAGATCCAGTAGTAACTTCTAGTTTTTCATTTATAGAAACAGATGCGTTACCCAGATATACAGTATCAATCAACTCTGTACCATCGGACCAAGTATGCGTTAAATCTGACCGAGTGGCACCAGATATTGTAACGATCATCGTGTCTGCAGTTGTTGTCGTAACATTGACAGACCACGGCGTACCATAACCAATTGCGGACGACCCGTAGGCATCAACTGGCGATCCACTTGTCACGCAACCAGAATAAGCTCCGACCCAGATATAGTAAACTTCACCACTATCTGGAACAAACGAAGACCAAGTTTCAGTAGTAGCCGTAGATCCAGACGATGCTCGTTTCCAGTAAGCCGCTACAGTTGATATGGAAGCTGTTGTTCCATCTTGCTCGACTATTTTTGTCCAACCAACTGGAGGAGAAGTAGTTGGATTGCTTGTACTGTCAGTTGTGCAAAGCAGTAAGAGAATATCGTTGGTCGAAACCGCTGGTATATTAACATCTACAGAGACTGGTGCAGAATAATCAGCGCCAGTCGTTACGGCAGAAGTTTCAAGTGTGATTCCTGTAGCAGCTGTAGCAGCAGCGTAGTGGGATGCTATAGTTGAGGCTGAAAGCGCTGTATCATAAACAGCTACTTCATCGATAGTTCCATTAAAATAATTAGCTGGAACCGACTCTCCAATTCTTCCCATTGAAGCTCTGTCGATTGATGGAATTGTAACAGAGTTACCCGTAGCACCTTGAGCAGATCCGTCTAAATATAATTCAAAAGTTGAACTGTTTGTAAAAGTTGCAACAATATGATGCCATTCATTGTCGTTGGCATTTGCTGTAGATTCATTTAGAAAATGAGTTGTATTCCTTCTTCCAACAACAGCTTTCCCACTTGAACTAGTTCCTATAAATATCCAAGCATTGGTTTCAGATTTATCTGCTAAACATACCGCACTTTGTTGAGCCGAGGCAGAGGTTTTTACCCATGCCTCTAAAGTAAACGGATATGCCGTTATGCTGAGGTTTGAGTCAATTTCTGCGTACTGACTGCTTGCTGAGGCTAACAATACGGATGTGTTGCTATCTCCAGATATTGCACCAGCCTCTCCTAGCGTTGGACTGTTTGTGTACGTCGCATCATAACTACCTGTTTCATCTGATGCAGTGGTTCCACTGGACTCGCCAAGGCGGTAGTACGCAACGGGCGAATCTGCCAAAATTGTAGACCTGTAGTTAGCAGCAGCAGCAGCAGGCTTTAAACTGGATTTCCAGCGTAGCATTACAGTTTCTCGTACTCAGATTGGAACGTTACAGTGAGGTCGCCAGCATCAGCTTTTGCTAGTGCGTTTTCCTCAGCCGTAAAACAATTCTTGATGTGGGTGCTGACTAAAGAAACCATTTCGTTCCAGTCATCTAGTGTGTTGTGCCTAAATTCTTTTTGCCAAACCTCTTCGGTAAATTCAACTTCATTACCTTCCTCGTCTTCTTCGGTGTACGTGACAGTAACTTTTTTGTCCATCTTCCAGCTAGCGTAACCAGTTGAAGATGGGTCTGCATTTAGCATAGCCAAAACAGAGGTCATTTTTACCTGACTGTTCTCGTCTGTAGCTATACGCCACAGATCAAAATTTTCATCAAGCCACTCAACGCCAGCTTGCTCTTTGTCCCAGCGATCAGAAGTAA